ATTTGATTGGTAATTAAATAAAAAGTTACAAAAGCATCATTGTTTAATAATTCTTCTTCAAACATTTTATTTACTCCATTCTATAGAAAATTTTTCACCTTTATTATTTGTTAATGATAATTGTTGACGATCACTTCCAAAAGTCTTGGGAGAAAGTTTAGAAGCTAAAAACTGTTTATGACGTACCAATATATCTAATGCTTTAATGCTGTTGAGGTTAGCTGTTTTATTATTAGCATCAACAATCATATTTTTACATTGATCTTCAACAGCATCCAAAGTGTAGTGTATACCGTCTGATTTTGCTTGTTCGTATTGTTCTCTTAATTCTGGTTTTTCATTCATCCATTTTCTAAATGTATTCCAGGATAAATTTTCTTTTGCTATTGCTTTTCTAATGCTTTCACCTGTTGCAAGAGCTTCAAGAATTCGTTTTATTGCGTTTCTTGATTGGTTAAACTTAGGCGGTCTGCCTTGTGCTTTTATAACTTTATTCATAATAATTTGGAAAAAAAAGAAACTTCTTCGAGTCTAGTAATAAAATAGAGTAAAATTGTCAAAACTGTCAACAAAAAAAAATATTTTTTTTATTCGTACTTAGAAGCAATGAGTCGGTATATTTTTTCTTTTTCTTTAAGTTTAAAGTTTTGTTTTATTCTTGCAATGATCGTCATTAATAATTCGCTATATTTATTTTTTACTTTACGTCTATCCAATGCCGTCAATCTTCCAATCTTACTCCAGGATAATCGTTTACCTCTTAACCATATTATTTTGCGATCTTCGTCATTATTTATTAATTGAATTAATTTTAATGCTAATTCCCAACGAGATATACTTCGAGGAGATAAGCTTATTTTTGGCTCACTATCGCCATAATTTAACCAATCAATCCTATTCATATCCATCCAAAACGTCAATTTTTGCTTACGAGTAGCACTAGGCATTCGTTGATCCGTTAAAAAAGCATCATAATATAATTGATCTAAGTCGTGTTCAGTTATCCGCATAAGTGTTTTGCATAGGAGAGAGCTTCTTGTTTAGTATTTTTATTTGAAACTTGCTCTAACCATTCATTGTAACGATGTTGTGAAAGTTTTTTACTCATCAACCGAATATATTTGTTTTCCATATTCTGATTGTAACTAAGACCGTTATTAACAACTTGCTTATAGTAAGGATTAGTATTCTTTGCGAACTTCTTAATTGTTTTACTTATATCTATATTAATAATAGGTTTAGTAGGAGGTGAAGGTTTGTTCGTAGTAATTGGCTTTGAAATGAATGTTTGTTCGTAGTTTTGGAATTTATCAAACGTCAATTTGTAGTGATTTTTACCTTTTATTAACAACTTATTCACAAGCTTATGCCTTAATAATTTGGCTGTGGAGTATTGGACTTGACGTAACGTAAGACCTGTTAGTTGTACTAATCGCCTATTCGTTGGGTATACTTCTTTCTTTTTAAAGTTGTAATGATCTAATATCCAATAAGCGACTTTAATATCGGCTATACTAAAAGTTTTATTATTTAAGATCTTTCCAACGAGTTTCCACTTTTCAAGCATTCATTCTCCGCAGCTTTTAGGCAATCATCAATATAACCTTGCCAAAAAATCCCAGTTTCTCTAACAATTTCGGAGTAATGCGTTCCTTTATTACGAATGTATGTTCGTGCTAATTGTTCAGCACTTTCTTTTTCTTTTTTAGTTTTTAATAATTGTTTGGCTTTCAAAGTGTTCTCCTTCTTCACTAATGTTGACCTGGACTCGGAATAAAATACAACCTTCAGGAATATAAATTTCTGTTCCTCTCTCGGTGCAATCCTCGTCTGTATCTTTGCTACAAAATAATACCCACTCCGAAGGATCATTTGGATTTTTTTCCATCCAACCAACATTTATATTAATAGCTGCTTTGCCATCCCAATTGGTTTTCCAAACCCCATCGCCTTCTCGTGGATCTTTCCATATAACAAAATAACAATTTTTAGAAAATTTTTTTGCGGTGTCCAAAAAATTCATAAAAATTATTTATCATAAAAAAAAATAATCAAAAATACTTATCCATAAATCTTTCCCCAACACTTTCACATCTATTTCACATTGTTTTCACTTTTTATTTTATTTCATATTAATTTTTACTTTTTTTATAATTTTTTTCATAATAATAAATGCCTAAGATGGCACAAACGACAGTAGCTTCAAACATATCTAAAATAATACCTAGTTACTTCATGGATCGTGGATTAGACCATTTTTCACCTACACAAGCAACAACACCTCTTGATGTTTGGATTTACAAATACCTTCATTGCAACCAAGAAAAAAGAAGAAAGATGAAGGGTAGTTCTAAAATGCGTTGTGGAGTTCTTGCAGGAGATAGTGTTACTGCTGATATATCAGGCAGGGTTAGACCAATATTTCATTATGACGGTTACAAAGAATGGAATGATAAGAAAGATGAAATGCAATGGAAGAACGACAAAGAATTTATAAATGAAACAATTAAAAAAGTTTTTTTAGGTTTAAAAGATATTGGTATCAAATGGGATGATAAAAGAACAAAAATAGTTTTTGAATATTATGTTAGTTACGAAGATCCACGATTAGTAATTCCAATAATAGGAAGAACAGACATTCAAACTCCAACAGCTCTTGTTGAATTAAAAACAAAATGGAGCAAACGAGGTGCAAAGAAAAAAGATGGCACACATAGTTATTTTTTTCCTGAGTTAAAAGATGAGCCAGAAGAAAGTCATTTGCAACAAGCATCAATGTATTATCATGCAACCAAAATCCCAACATTTATAGTCCAAGCAACACCAAAAGACCATAAAGTTTATGATATTCGTGAAAAAGATCATAAAGCTGCACTCAACGAGTTAGTTGTTAATTGTATGAAGAAACAAGAAGTTGCAAAACTTAAAAACCCATTTGAAGTTATAGAGCCAAATTTTTATGAATATGGCAATCTAAAATTTTGGTGGAACATTGGAGATAAATATTTTAACGAAGCAAAGGAGTTATATGGCTACTGAAACTGCCGATAATAAAAAACTATTTGATGCAATTAATGAAGTAAGAAATTCTGAAATAAAAGCAAAAGAAATAAAAGGCAAATCATATTTATATGTTAAGGATCGAAATTCTATTTTTAGAAAGCACTTTGGTTTAGATGTAAGTTATCATTCTTCTTATGAATTAACCGATCCAAAAGTTTTTAATTATATAGACAAAAACGGTAAAGAAATTCATAAATTTTTACCTGGATCAGTAATTGTTAAAACAGAAATTTTTTACAAAAATAAATTTTTAGCTTGTGGATTAGCACAAGAATTTAGAGATTCTAATCATATCAATGTAACAAGTGCAATGGAAAATTGCCAAACATCATCGCTTGGTAGAGCATTAGCTTGTTTAGATTTGACAGGTACGGAATTTGCGTCTGCGGATGAGATGCAAATAATGGAGAACAACAAAGGGTTTGTTGACTCCACTAACAATAACGATGCGAGTGATACTTCGGAGGAGAATAAAAATCATATTCCTCCTATAAAAGAAGATGATCAATCCTCTGAAGTATCTTTAAGTGATTTTACTATGATAAGTAATGCTATTGATGGATCTAAACATCTTGGACAACTTCGTTCTATTTATACAAAATATAAAAATGAAATAGATAGTAACGAGCAGCTACAAGGAGTTTATAAAAATCACGAAGAAAAAATTAATCGCAATAAACCTAAAGACAATGGATGGGATATATGAGTGAAAAATTTGAACTAAAAGAAGGTAAAGGAAATATAATGCCAAACAAAGATGCTGACGCAAAGCATCATTACTACGGATCTATAAGAGTTTCTCGTGATGTTAAACAAGGAGAAACAATAAAATTACAAGGTTATAAAAATGAAAGTCAAAGTGGTAATAAATATATTGGCTTACAAATGTTAGATAAGCGAGAACAAGATCTATAATGGATTTATACAATCAAGTTACAGAAGTTCTTGAACAAGCTGATCTCCTGGTTAGTGGTGAAAGAAAAAATATCTACGGAGAGTTTGATAAAAACCACGATGATATTGCAAAGATATGGAGTGTTATTTTAAAAACACCTATACGAGCTGACCAGGTTACGTTGTGTATGGCAGGTGTAAAGATCGCAAGAGCATCTAATCCTGATACTTACAATAGAGATAATTACATAGATGGAGCTGCATATCTATCTATGACCAACGCACTACAAATGAAAAAGAATGGTGATTTATGAACACAGATTTAATTGAAAAAATATTGCGTAAAAAATATGGATGGGATCAATTTCCATTACCAATTATTCGTGTGCCAAAACAAATAGAAAAAAAAGTAGTGCAATTAATTGAATATAAAAAAAAGGTTTTAAATGGGAAAAAATCTTAATAATATAAATAACAATTCTAAAGTAGCTAGAACAAGTCAAAAACAAGCAAGTCCATTGACAGAATTGTTTTTAAAAGAACATGAATTTTTTGTGCCACAAAGCAAAAGAGCTTTAGCAAAATCATTAAAGAAAAAAAAGAAAAGAAAATGACACCAAGACAAAGTAAAATATTAAAATATGTCAATAAGTTTTGGGATGAGAATAGTTATTCTCCAACATTACAAGAGATAGGAAAAGGTTGTGAAATTAAAAATGTTACAAGTGTTTTCAATAGCTGCAACTATTTAGAAAAGCGAGGTTATATAACCAAGTTAAAGAATACCAGGAGAAGTATAGAGCTTACAGAAAAAGGAAGGATAAGTGCCTAAACAAGATCCTGAAGAACAAATAAAAGAATTAAAAACTAATTTAAAATTTATCAGCAAACAATTAGAAAAAGCATACGATAAGAATAGTAAACTTCGTGTTGAAAATATTGAATTAAAAAACAAATTA